GCGAGGATTCGAGTTGCCTCGAGTCCATCGACCCGAGATGCCGTACTTCATCAGCTCCTGGTCGTTGTCGATCCAGGTCCGCGAGCGCGGCTTACGGCGCCACATGAACTTGAAGCCGTTTTCGGCGTCGGTGATTCCGATCCAGTTCGTGGTCGTGTTCTGCCAGTACTTGTTCGGCACCACGTCCCAGTTCTTCTTGTAGATGACGTTGGGCTGGTTGAACTGTCCCGGCTCCGCCGCCTTCTCGTTCCCCGTGACCATCGAATTCCAGACCGCCCACTGCGGGACCGGACAGACGATGCACTTGATTTCGTACCCTTCGACGATGCCGTCCTGAGAGGGGTACTGCATCACGTTCGTCTCGGCGATGATGGCCGCCGAACGCGAGGGCGACAGGGGCGTCGCCAGCGTATTCGAGAACGTTCCGCCTTGAGCGAGGGGATGCGCCGATGCCGCGAGGGCTTGGCCGTCCCCGTAGACGTACGACGTGTTCGTTGCCCTCACGAGCATGAGCGTCGAGTCGACGTCGACCGTCTTCCAGAAGCTCCGCTTGAGGCGCATCGCAGCGTCGATGATCTCCGAGTACTTCTCGTCCTCGATTGCTTCCTCGGTGACGATGTACTTCCCGGCGAAGGTGCGGGCGATGTACCGGTAGAGGTAGCCTTCCTTGATGGTCAGGGTCCCCATCTGGGCGCCTTCGGTCTTCTCCCCGATGAGGCCGCCACCAGCTACCTCGAGGTCGTCCATCCAGTTGTCTGGCATGTCGACCTCGGTGCACCACTTCGGCATCAGGCACTTGGCCTCCACGCCGTCGTTGTCGTCCGTGATGACGCTGTCGAGCGTCTTCTTGAGCCCGTGAGCAATCGTTCCAGTAAAAACTGTGCCGGCCATGGTTCTCTCCTCAGGTCCCGAGCGCGGTGAAGGGCGCTTCGCTCGTCACGTTCGCCTGTACGATGAGCGACACGTTCTTCCCGCTGAAGTCCTGTCCCACGCTCATCGAGTAGTCCACGATGCGCCAATGGAAGGTGTTGGTTGTAGCGTGACCGGTGATGTGCAGAAACGGGTCCGCCTTCGGCCGGTTCGCATTCGTCGTGTCCACCGCCAGGATGTGCTCGACGTTCTCCCCGAGGAGAGCCAGATAGGCAGCCTCGGTCGTCGCCGTGGTGTTGTCGTCGCAGTCGAGACTCCAGAGGTTGCCGAACACCGGGCAGACCCAGACGTATGACATGCGCTCGAGATTCGTCGAGTACGTGATTCCCCCAGTCGGGTAGTACGCGCTCGGATCCATTCTCCCGAGCTGGGAGTTGTAGAGAGGCCCGAAGCCCATCACGATGCCCCACGGATTGCCTGCGGTCCCAGGCGTCGCCTCGACCCCGGGACACAGATCGACGTAGCCCGTCGAGAGAAGCTCGACCGGGTCGCCTACCTCGAGCCCTACCGCCGTGCCGTTCGCGCTCGGCGAGTAAGCCGACGCGAGGCGCATGCGCTGAATCTGAGGCTGCGGCTCTCCATGGAGAGAGCGAGCAAACCGAAACCCGTACTTGTGTGAATTGTCAGCCATCGAGCTGCTCCCCGCTTGCCGCGATGCGCGGCTGCCGAAGAATTGCCATTTCCTCTTCGTCCGAAACCGGCTCGGCGAACACCGGCCCGCGGATGCCCCGCTGCGTGTCCGCGAAACCCTTGTTCTTCACCAGGGCACGCTCGTAGGTGTCCCCGATGCGTTGCCCCTGTCCGGACTGTCCGCCGTACAGGTACTCTTCCTCGTGCTCCTCTTTGGAGATGCTCATCAGCACGTGGCCGTGAGTCTCCATGGGCTTGCCGAGTTTGGCCTCGTCGAACTTCATCCGCGCGAAACGCGGGCCGTCCTCCTGCCAAGTCTCGACGACGTATCCCATGCTCTCGTAGAGCGGAACGCCGAAGTTCACGTCGTTGCCGTCCGGAAGGACGTAGACGCGATCGGGCTTCTTGTTGGCAACTGCCGTCCAGTCAATGTACTGGGAAGGTCGCGCTGCCGGGTCCCTACGGCGTGCGTTTGCTGGTCTCTTCGCTGCGGCCATGTGCTCTTTGCCTTCGTCGAGATTGCAGTCCGACGAGACTTCCTCTTGAGCACCTGGCTACCCCGCGAGGTCCGGGGAACCGTTCAGGCCTTCGGGGTGGCTCCCCTTGGACCGGATTCGGAAACGCTACAGCGACGCGGTTACCCTGTCAAGCTATTCGGAATCCGCTCCGGATAGATACGACTTCGCCCACGCCTTGAACCGCGCCGTCTTGTCCTTGATATGAGGATACTTCGCGTTGGCCATCTGCTGGAACGCCTTAGTCATTTTGACCGTACGACGCCCATCCGTCGCCGGGCGTCCAACGCTGCCCTTGGGAGAGCCACCGAGGCGATTCCGGAGTGACGTGTCCTCCTGCTTCCGACCGATGTTGAACTTCTTCCGGGCCATGTCCATTGCCTCGTCGATGAGCTCCGGCGAGATGGGGACGTTGCGCTCGATTTTGAGGGACTCGAGTTGGTGCGTCGCCCACTGGGCCGCCGCGTTGTTCGCGAAGACGTCGGCGTGGCGGGCCGTAAGCGCTTGCTGCGCGGGAGTCGGGGCCGGCCCGATGCCGTTCTCCCGATTGAACTTCTGGTACTTCGCGCGGTCTCGGCGGTCGGAAATCTCCCGAGCCTTTGCCAGGTAGTTCTGATGTTCCTGGTCTGGCATCTGGACGTTCTTGCGACGGTACTCGGCGACCTTCTCCTGGAAGTCCTTCGCGAGAAATTCCTCTTCCCGATACGTCTGCCCGATCATCTGGTCCTCGGGCGCCTGCTGCGTCTGCTGGCGCTGCTGGGTCGCGTGCTGAAGAGCGCCCTCCGTCAGGCGAGCTCGCTCCTCGGCTGCCGCAGCCCTACGCTCCGCAGCGATGCGCTGCTCGTCGGCGCGGTCCGCTGCTTCCTTCGCTTCCTTGAACCGGTTTCGCTTCTTCTCGTCGCGTGAAACGCGCGCAGCGGGAGCGACGTCGATTTCGTCCTCGTCTTCGTCGTCGATCGAAACCTCTTCGGCTCCGTCGTCGTCCTCCGGTTCGTCGGCGCGCTCTGCCGCTTGGAGGTTCGCCTTGAGGCGCGCCATGTGCGACGCCATCTCGTCTCGCTCTTCTTTGCTATTCGCCATCAGCCGTACTCCGGATCGTTGGTTGTGTCGTCAGGAACCCAGGCGTGCCCCTCTTCGTCGTGGAACTCCACCTGACAGGTCTTCTTGTTCATGCGGTAGCTGACTCTCCGCTCCTTGATATCCCGCGCCAAGTCCTCGCTCGCGATGAGGCTCCCGACGCGGAGGACCATCAGGTACTGCTGGACGCCCGGAACGGAGAGCACCGGAAGGTGCCAGGGGGACAGGCGCATCATGATGACCGTGTGCCCGATGTCCATCCCGTGGCTCTTGAGGCTCTCGAGCGCCTTCGCGCCAGCCGAGACGATGACTCCTCGGGGATGCTCCTGAAGGTTCAGTTTCTGCGTGTTCTTCGTCGCGTACAGGATGGTCGAGCCCGGAATCTTCCCGTGGCTCTCCTCCGCCTCCTGTGACTCGATTTGATGGAGCAAGACGTTGTCGAATACGGCTTGGTATCTAAAAGCCGCGTCGACAATCTTGTACTTCCAGCGCTTCGATTCGAGGAGCCGCGACAGCCCGAGTTTCCGGTCAGGGTCGCCCTCCGGCTGCATGTACTGCTCGAGCGTCTTGTTGCGCGGGTCGTCGTCGCTGAGGAATGACGCGCTCGCTCCCGGCAGCACCTCGTGGCCTGTCAGCGTCGCGCTCACTTGTCGTCTTTCTCAAGGGTCAGCACCGTCATCCGCAAAATCGACACGCGGCCGGCTTGTCCGGTGATGTTCGGATCAGTGCTTGTCTGAGAAATCTGGAACAGGGCCTTCTCTTCCTTCTCGAGCTGGGCCTTGAACGCCTTCAGCATCCGCTTCGTGTACGACGCCTGCAACCATGCGGTTCGGTTGTCATCGTTCTCTTCTGCTTCACTCATGCTACGGGTCCTCCTGGGCCTGGGGCGTTAGGGGGTGGTTTCGGTGCGCCGTTGGGCGGCATCGGGGGATGAGGCGGCGGCACTCCCGGAGGCACCCCTGGCGGCATACCGGGCTGCGGGGGTGGCGCGGGAGGCGGTCCGAACTGCGGACTGGGGGGCGGCGGCGGCCCGAGAATCTGCACCAGATCGAACCTCTTCATCGCCTCGAAGACGCCCTTGATGGCCGAATACTGAAGGGCGAGATTCGGCTGAAGGAGCGGGTTCGTCGAGACGAGCTGGAGCACCTGCATGGCCTCGCCCATCTGCTGCTCTTCGGGCACGAAGCGGAGGTCCGAGCGGATTTCGATCTTGTAGTTCCGCTGGTACATTTTCCGCGTGACCTTGAGATTGGCGGATTGTCCAACGGCGGGGAAGCCGAGCGCCTGATTCACGACGCTGACGATTTCCTCGTCCCTCAGGTACACCGAGTTGAGGAAGCTGTTGTTCATCAGAATCTGACGAAGGAAGGGGTTCGCATATCTCCTACCGAACCACGACAGTTGCTTCGTCGCCTGCTCGATGCGAGTTGAAATTCCTCGGTAGGTTTCACCGCTCTTCCCCGGCTCACCGGAGAGAACGTCAGGAGCCTGCGCGGCCTCCTGCGACCACTGACTCACCAGGTTGATGAGCTCGACCATCTGCGGGTTCGCTTGGCCAGGGTCAGGGAAAAGAATCTTGTCCCGCAGGTCCCCACCGGTCATGCCGGTGACCTTGTTCTGCCTGCCGGGGGAGAGCTCGAGCCCTTCCTTGAACTCGACATCTTCCGTCGTGATCATCGTCCGGCAATTCGACTGCGTTGCCTGGTCGATAAACTGGGAGAGCAAAGTATCGGCGGCGCGGTTGTGGTCCGCATTCACCCTGCCGTACGAGATGCCGAGGTTCCCCGCCAAGGGCTCGATGCACACCGCGTGGCTGAAGAGGTGGATGGGGTCCATCCGCGGCTGCTCGGGGGCGGCGTTCGGATCGTCCGGGTTCTCGAGCCACTGAGGCGGCTGCGGCGGCTGCTTCATGGCCTGCGAAATCTGCTGGGTCGCGGCGATCATGTGCTGGGGCCCAATCTGCCCGGCCACGTGCGCCTGAGCGAGCCTGCTGCCCACCTGCATCAGTTGATGCCCCTCCTGCGCGTGGGCGTCCTGCGCAGCCCGGAAACCCTGGAGCTCCGTCATCTGCGAATCGTACCGAACTTGGTCCTGCCAGTTCGTTTTCTCGTGAAGAGAGAACTTCAGAACCTGCTTCGTCGAGTAGTCCACGATGACCTGACAGAAGCGGTCTCTGACCTGACCCGGAATCTCGACCCAACCCTCGTACTGAAGGATGCGGTACGCGCCGTTGTCGTTGTCCGTCGGGACTTCCACGCCCTGGACTTCGGCCATCGCCTGAAGAAGGACCATATCGGGGTCCTCGTCCCATCCCGACGCTTTCCCCTCGAGCACTTCGTCCACGTGCTCCCACTCCGCGCGCTTGCCCTGGAGCTGATGCCGCTGGTACCGAAGAATCTTCACCCGGAACGGGACGTCCGAGTAGTCGGGCATCGTCGACACGTTCACGTACGGCGTGACGAACTCGTCCACCGTCAGCATCTCGTGTCGATTGAGACCAGTCGACTGGTCGTAGAAGGAGTGGCACGTGACGTCGCCGGTCACGATGTACATCAGGAGGCCCCGCTCCTGCTGGCGGGGGAAGTCGGCAATCTGCTCGCGGAGCTGCCAGTTGCCGTGAATCGTCAGGATTCGCGCTTCCTGCTTCTCTTCCTCCGTGGGCCCGACGGGGATGACCGTGTACACGTTCGACCAGTCGTCGAAGAGCTCGGACGAAAGCCTGGAGATGATGCGAAGCGTGTTGGTCAGCAGAATCGGAACGTGGGCGTTCGCCGAGTTCTCGTAGGGCCATGTCTTCTTCGGAAGCTCTCCGCAGAAGATGAGCCAGTCGTCGGCGACCCGCTTCCGCCACGCCGAACACCCGTCGTACGCTTCGTCGAAGTCGCGGATGACCTTGCTCCCCAGCTCGTCGAGGAAGGCCTGACCCTCCGACGTGGCCTCGCACTCGAGGACCATGTTCGGTACCGACAGGTCGGGAACGAAGGCCGTGTCCGATGCCGGCATGTCGTCGACTTCGATAACCGGCTCGGGGTCGTCTCCTGTGTCCACCTCGGTCATGTCGTCAGCCATCAGTGATATCCTATCTGCCGAGTTCCGCAGTTGGGGCACATTGTGTAGGCCTCGGTCATGACGAAGAAGATGTTGCCGCAAGCGCACATCCAGTAGCCCTCGTCGGCCTCCGGAAGAACCATTGCGAACCGAGCGCCCTTAACGGCTCCACATTTTGGGCAATCGATATATACCGTGCCCACCGGCGCGACGCCGACCCATGTGTGTCCGCAGTCGAGACACCGACAGTCGCCGGACAGGTGGGGAGCGTGCTCCGCTAGGAATAAGACTTCGCCCATCAGAAGCCTCCGTAGCCGTACTTGCCCCGGTTCACCTTGGGCCGGTAGCCGTCGTCATCGTCGTCCTTGCGCTCGTGCGACGGCACGCCCAAGCGGCCATGGCTCGCGAAAGCCACGGCGTAGGCCACCGAGTCGTAGGCGTGGTCCTCCCCGCCGTCCTGGGGGCACTCGGGGTCGGTCGGGTCCGTTCCGATGGATGGGATCACCTCCACAGCATGCTCGCACTGGCGGAAAAAGACGAGCCCCGGAGTGGTCGAGCCGTTCTCGTGGTCCTTCAGGCGCGTCATGATTCGGCGGGCGTTTCCGACCCGGCTCTTCTTGTCGGCCTGTACCCACGGGACGCCCATCGCGTTCATGTTGTCGGCCATGCACTTAGCATCTTGGCCGCGCTCCTCCCAGAGCTGCGTGTCCGCCGGACCGGTCAGAAGGCTCCGGCCCTTCTTCCACAGCCCCCACTTCGTCTCCCGCTTTTCGATCTCCTCCGCCACCTCGCGGTCCGTCCGCCGCTGGAACCAATACTCGTCCGTGCAGAACAGATTGTCCTCCGTGTCCATCGCCCACCAGTGCACGCAACCGGGCTTTTTGTAGCCCCAGTCCATCGACCGGAACCGCTTCCAATCCGGCGGAATGTTGAACGCCGGACAGACGTGGAGCCTCGAGTCCCAGGCGTCCGCGAAGAAGGACCCGACCGTGACCCACCAGTCGCCGTCGAGGAGGGCCGCCTTCATGTACTGCGGCGCGTTGAGGAGGCTCCGCTTGTACTGCTCGACGAAGGCCTTGTCCGGGTTGTCGTCTAGCTTGGCGGGCTTGTAGATGCGGGTCCACTTCCGCTCGATGCCGTCCGGGCTCTGGAGCGTCTTCACGAGGACCTTGTTGCCAGCACGCCACGGCTTCACGAAGTAGTCCCTCACCCAGTGGGGGTTACGCACGGTCGCGCCGCTCATCTCGTCCCGGTGCATCATCGGGTTCGACATGCTCCGGATGCGCAGCATCTTCGAAAGAACCGGGTCACTCGACCGGACGCGGAGCTTGATTTGCGTATACTGCTCCTCGTCAAATTGAACGAGTTCGTCAAATGCGAGGTGACTAAATTCACTGGAGAAATACATCTCCCACGAGTTGATGTCCTTACAGTGACCGAACTGGTACCGAAAACCACTCTTGAAGGTCCACGTGTTCTTGGCCGACGACCATTCCGCCGTCGGGTCGATGACGGGGATGATACGATGGGAGCGCGCCATCGTCTGCTCGAGCATCGGAGTCGTCCGGCGGAGGTGCAGGGCCCACCCGGTGCTTTCGCCCCACCGGAGCTTGTGAGCGTGGTTGCGGTTCCTGCATCGGTCGTCTTCGACCTTGGCCTGGATGAGCGGGTCCATCAGGAGGACGGTGGTCTTCCCCGGACCTGCTGACCCGGCCCCCAGCGCCTCGTCCGTCGTGAGAGCGTGGAACTCCGAGCCCCAGCGGCTCGGCACGTAGACGCTCTCCGGATCCACTCAGTAGCCCGAACGCTTTCGTCCGGCCGACGCCAGCTTGACCATCTTCTGCGGACCCCACTTCTTTTTCCCGATACTCGCCGCCAACCCGCCAGGGTTCTTGATGCCGGGCTCCTTGCCCAGCTTCGCCTTGAGGGTCTTGAATCGTTTTCCGCTTCCGAGCTTGGGGAGTGCCATCATCGTCCTTTGGTGAGAGCCTTCAGTTTCTTTCCGTGCTTGTTGGCCTTGGCCAGGTGCTCGTGCATCTTCTCGCGGTGATAGGACGCCGTCCGCTTGGGGAGGGTCCCGAAGTTGGCCGAGTCGTCGAATTCCTTGACGACCGCCTTCCCAATCTTCTTCTCGTTGGCGTGAAAGTAGCCCTGCTGGGCCTTGCTCTTGTGCGGCATCAGCTCTGCCTCCATTGCGCCAGGACGGCGTCGTAGGTGTACCGCTTGACCTGCCAGGGCTCCCAGTCTACGTCCGAGCTCCCACCGGTGACCGCCACGCCCTGAATGCCGGCGAGACTGAAGACGGTGAGGTTCCCATCGGATGGGTCCGATGCCGCGAAGACGTCGATGGCATCCCCGTCAACTGGGGTCGTCGGCAGCTCGATGACGACGCTCGAGGCGGGGTCTTCGATCATGACCCGCGTGTACGCCGTGGCGAGCATGGTCACCGACGTGTGGACGACGGGCCACTGTCCGGGTCCCCACACGAGCTTGCCAGCAAGGGAGGAGATGAGCTGACCGTCGGTGCCGGCCCTGAAGAACTTAAGGAGGAGCTGGAAGTCGGCGAGGAGCTTCTTGGTCGTGGGTCCGAGCTCTCGGTTGAGGTACGGCCACAGGTCGTCGAGTCCCGTGATTGCGCGGTCCCGGAGGGTCACCGCGAGCGCCGTAGGGTCGAAGTCGCTCATCGCATTCCGGCCTTGTCGAGCAAGAGAGCCGCTGACAGGAAGAAGCCCTTGTGGACGTTCCCCATGGCGAGACCGAAGCACTCGAGGGCTATGCGAACGTGGACCGTCAGGAAGACGCGGCGCGCATCGTCGAGAGAGCCATCGGCCTCCTCGAAGGCGCTCACAGGTCGAGCTCCTGTTTGAAGGTGTGGAAGACGGCCGCGTAGAGCCTCCGCCTGCGAGAGTCGTTTACGGGGCCTCTTCGGACCCAGTCTCGTTTCTGCTCGTCCGACAGGCTCATCCAGTCGCGACGCATGGCGTCCGGCATCCCAAGAAGGAAGCAGAGGGCCTTGTCCGCCGCGAAGGCAATCTGAGCCACCTGGCCCACGGTGAGCTGTCGGAGCTCCCGGTCGGGAACCGCGGTCCAGCCGGGAAAGTCGGCGGGGATGCTGCCGTCCCGGTTGAGCCGAATAGGGATGCGGATGTCCTGCATGGCCCGGTCGAGACGCATGTGAGGACCGTCCTCGTCGTCCGGGTCGGTGACGAGGTAGGCGAGTTGGCCGTCACTGTTCCGCTTGAACCAGGTTCGATGAGGAGGCTCTTCGGGCTCGGGTTCTTCCTTGCTCTTCTTGTCCTCTGGGTCGGCGATGCCGATACCGGCGTAGCTCGAGATGGGCTTGCCCTTCATCATTCCTTGACTTCCATTTCCTCGAGCTGGGGGCTCGGCATGGTGACGAAGACCATGGCGAACGCCGGAGGCTGCTTCTGAAGGGCCCGAGCCTTGGCGATGCCCATCACGACGTGCTCGGCCACGCGAATTCCTACGGGGGCCTTGGCCGTGGGGAGCCACGCGGCCTTGGCGATTCGGAACCTTATCTCGGCCGCTTCTCGCCCGAGAGTCGCGATCCACTCCGGCGGGACCTCTCCGTCTTCGGGATTGATTTTGGACCAACAGGCAACGCTGTTGAGGGTTTCGATGGCTTCTTGGTAGAGCTCTTCCTCGACGTCTCGGATGTCTTGGAGTCGCTGGTCCAAAGGCCGAACGAGCTCGGCATGGTGGACAACGCAATTCGCGTCGCCCCCATCTGGGCCATCTTCCAGTTCATCATCAGGCAGATCATCGAGGAAACTCGTCATTCTCCGAAGTCCAGTTCCTTGGACTCCGCCGCGCACTCGCACTCTCGGAGCCGCTCCTTGCAATCCGGGCACCAACCCGCACGAATCACCGACTCGACACTCAATCCGTCGTCATCCATGGGCGAACCCGGCCGAAGATACCGCCCACCGGTCAGGCCGGGCTTCTGAATTTGCGTGCTCCTGTGGTTCATGAGGTCAATATGACCGGCTTGGGCTTGAGCACCATACCACTTTGCACCTCGACAGGCACGACGCGGTGAGCGATGGCCTGGATACCTAGCTGGGCGAGGAGTTCCTTGACGGTCGGGCCCGTCACCGCCCCGGTGGGCGTCGAAATTTTGACCCGGCCCCCTTGGACCACCAGACCGATTTGCTGGTCCCGCTCCTGGGCCGCGCGCTTGGCGTCCACGTCGTGAGAGAAGCACGCGATGGACGTGACCGACTGCGTCCCGTCGTGGTGCTTCACGACCATCTGGAGAATGTGAACCGAGTCGCTCACTCGGCGCTCCCGAAGAAACTTGGGTCGACGATAGCCTGCCGCGCGACGACTGTCTCCGGGAACGCGCCGGGGATTTCGAGCTGCCGAGGATCGCGCGGAACCGGACCCGGTTCCGGCATGTCCTTCGAGTGACCCGTCACCCAGGCCAGCACCCGCTCCCTCGACGACGCGCTCAGCGGCTCGAGAATCTTCACCATCCGGTTCATCGCTGACAATTCTGCTCTCATGGAAATAGCTCTTTCTGTTCTGGTTGCGGTTGAATCCGCTTGCGTACCGCTTCGATTCCTTCGTGGACGGAAAAGACGAAAATACCCTCGACCCCCATGCGCTTCAGCCGGCCGAGAAACTGGAGCTGCTCCTTGGAGGCTTTTTCTCCGGGGAGTTTGCACTCCATGAAGAGAGGGCTGGGGAGGAGGGCAAGCAGGTCGAACGTGCCCTTCTCGTTGCCTCGGATGTAGCCACCTTTCGTCGGCGCCATGCCCGAGAGGATTCGGAGACAGAGCACGCCGGGGATGCTGTTCAACGCCTTAAAGAGAGGCGTGACGATGGTCGATGTCTCACTCACTGAGTGCCTTGTCTACCCGTTGCTTGATGCTCTCCAGAGACACCTTGATTCGGGTCAGCCGCTTCTGAAGGGAGTCAACCAGGTCCATCATGAACACCGCGTCAGAAGACGCGAGGCTGAGACCCTTATCGACCCGATGACGGATGTCCTGGAGTCTCTCTACCTCAGGCCCCGTCACGCCGCCTCGTCCGGGTCGTTCGGCCGGATGCGCTCCCCGCAGTCCACGCAGAACGGACCGAGGGCCGAGGAAAGATGCCCGAGCCTGTCGCAGGCCGAGTATCGCTTGACTGGCCGCGGAACGCTCATCAGCGCAGCGTCCTCCGCTTGCGCCGGCTTGCTCACCGGAGGCTTCGGCCTTGGCTCCGTCGCGTGAATGTACAGAGCCGCGATGACCAACAGGGCTATCGTCAGCGCCAGCATCCACCAGTCTAATCCGAACATCTTCGCCCTTTCACTAAGTCGCCAGGCCGCCCAGTATGTACGAGGCCAGGCGACCTGGCACCCCAGACTACTTTGCCTATGGGCTATGTCAAGCGCAAAGGTAGGTTCATGGTAGTAAAAAATTGGGAGGAGGGGCCCCCCCACCCTTCGGCCCCCGCCCTCCCCCCTGGGCCCGGTCGCGGCTCGCTGACCCTGTCACGCTATGGGCCTGCACTCTATGTCGACATACAGAGCAGGGGCTTACCGTGTCGGCGTCACGCTATGGGCATGCCCTGTATGTCGGATATATAGGGCACCCCCTTACCGGGATTCGCTGGAGAGTGTGCGCGCACTGATTCGGGGAGCGAGATTGGGCGGGGCTGGAGGGCCCGTCTTGGGGCCCTTCTGAGGACTCGAGCGCGAGCGGATGTGGGATGATTCGTGCCGCTTCGCTATACATACGGGGCCGTATGTCGGCGCCGTTGCTGTTACTTACAATTTGTAAGTAACGACATTGAGTGGCGCCTCGCTAAAGACCAGAGGCAGAGGGGAGAGGCAGGCCATAGTCAGTCACCGGCATATGCTGCCTCCCCTCGTCTCGCACCTCAATAGAGGTGACTCGCCGGTCCGCCTCCCGAGGCTCGCGGCCCATCGCCTGGAGGGGACAACTTCAGCCGTCTCTGAGGCCTCATTCCGACGGGTTCCGAC